GATCAGCGATCTCCACGCTGGGGTCGTAGGCCTTGACGGTGATGTCGTTGAGGGTGTTGATGTGCACGGTGTCGCCCCACTGGGCGATGTCACCCTCGTAGTTGCGGTTGCAGATGTTGCCGAAGACCAGCGCCTGATGCAGGTTCTCCTGCAGGCGAGCGGACCAGACCTGGGGGATGAAATTGGTGATGGCCATGGTGTATTACCTCCAATATATATGTCAGTGGTTGTTGAGCGCGTTTCTCACGGCGCTCCAGTTACGGTTGATGTCGCTGGCGGACATGCGTTTCACGTCCGCATGAGTGAGCAGGCCCCCGCCCTGCACCGGCGGACGAACCTTCGTTACCGGCACGGGATTTTTCACGGTGAAGAGCGCGCTGTACTTCGCGCGCCAGGGCTGCAGGGTGGCCGCTGCGTCGGTGAGCTTGTTATCCTGCCACGCTTCCTCGGGCAGGGATATGGCGTCCAGTAGCAGCGGCAGCGCCTGGGGATTGGCGCCCTGGGCCGTAAGGGCCTGGGTGAGGGCCTCGCGCCGGGCGGACAGGCGGTGTGCCTCCTCCACCTGGCCGCGGTAGGCGGTGTATTCCGCCTGAATGGTTGCGGTTTCGCCCTGCTGTGCATCGCGTTGGGCCTGGGCCGCGTCCCGTTCCTGCCGGAGTGCATCCACCGTTTCCACATGGGCGGCGATGATGCGCTCGATGGCGCTGTCGTTGAGCTCCAGTTCCTTGAGGAGCTTGCGGGTCAGTGACATGTCATTTTCCTCCAATCAAAAAGGACGCGGTGCTTCGCGTCCTCAAAGGCAGTGGGTTATTGTGCGGCCACCAGCCCCTCGATCTCCTCCTCCTGGATGTAGGGGTTGAGGCGCAGGGCGGTGCGCAGGTCGATGTCATCGCGCATGGCGGCGATGTCGGCGACGACCTCGCTCTCGTTTGCGATGGTCTGGCGGTTGAAGCGGATATCCACCGTGGGGCAGCCGATGAGCGCGAGCAGCTCCTGCACGAACTGGCGCAGCTGCCACTCGTAGCGGTCTGCCTTCAGGTGGAGGTTGGCCGCCGCGGCGCGGATGGCCACGTTGGTCAGACTGCCGCCGGTGAGCGCGTCCATGTCCAGGGCCATGTAGTCCTGGTAGAGGGCGCGTTCCAGCAGGGAGAGTGCCTCGCGGCGGGCAGCGTAGGGCACCTCGATGGTGCGGGGCTCGGCGGTTGCGCCGGAGCCAGAGCCGTCGGAGAGATTTGCGACGGCCTTCACACGGTTGATCTGTTCCAGCAGTTCCGCCACGTCGTCCATCGTGCCGCCGAAGTTGTTCAGCACCCAGTAGACGTCGTTGGCGCGCTCAAGGTTGTCGGCAAAGTCGGAGAGGATGGCGTCGTAGGCGTCGATCTTGGCCTTGATGGCCGGGGTGAGCTCGCTGGCGGCGTCCTTGTTGGCGCGCAGGGGAATGAGGGGCAGTCTGCCGTAGCCTTCCTCCACGAGGATGGCGCTTTCCAGCGCGTCGGTCGCCAGGGTGCGGCGGTAGGGCTCCTTCTCCTGCACGATGGTGAGGCCGTGGCGGTCTTCGCGCAGGATCATCACGCCCTCCTCGTCGAAGATGCGGATGTACATCGGGCGTTCCGCGGCGATCTGCCAGAACTGCACGCCCAGGCGGGGCTCGCCGGTCATCTCGTCCAGCAGGGGGAAGAAGCCGGTATAGGCGTTCTTCGCCGCCTCGATGACCTCTACATGGTCGGCGTTCCAGAAGCCCCAGGCGCAGCCGTGCAGCAGCGCGCATTCGCCCAGATGCTCCAGCGCCCGGTCGAAGTCAGCGCCCAAGGCCTGCTTGCACTCCGGGGGAAGGCTCACGCCCTCGGAGAGCAGGAACTGGTTCTGCTGGGTGACGAAGCGGTACAGGAACGCGCTGGCGATGCGGTTGCCCACCACGTCCTCCGTGGCGGTGCGGACCCGGCGGCGGCCGGCGGCGTCCCGGCTCTCCAGCTTGCGGGCGCGAAGGATTGTCTTGCGGGCAACCGCGCTGTTTTCGCCCCGGAAGTAGCAGTTGGCCTCCAGGGCATGGTGGAATTCGGGGGAGGCCTTATAGCGGCGGACGGCCTCCAGCAGCAGGGCTTCCTTGTCGCTGGCGGCAAGGAAGTCCTGGTAGGTGATGTCGGTGAACAATGGGATTTCCTCCTTTGGTTGATGTGTCCGGCAGCCCGGAGCTTCAGCGCCGTTCCAATGCACGGATGAGGCAGGCGGCGCTGTCCGGTGCGTCGTCGTGAGCGGCGGATTCGGTGTAGTCCAGGATCTGGTCGATGTAGGCGCGGTCGGTTCCGGTGACGAAGGCGATCTTCCCCCACCACTTGCGCAGCAGGGTGGCGATCTTGACATGCTTGTTCATGCTCTCCGGGTAGGGCCGCACGGATGCGCCCCGCATGCGAAGCTCCCGGGCGACGTACCCCTTGTCGCCGTTGGTTTCGCAATGGATGGGCCCGCACAGCAGCCGGTCGCACTCAGCGATGATCTCGTCCATCGCCCTGTCGATGTGCCCGCGCCAAAGTCTGCCGTAGAGGATGAGCCGATCCCCCACGATCCTGCCGCAGGTCAGCGCCGTGAAGTCCTCGCCTCCGTAGGCCGCGTCCACGTGGGCAACGCCGTCCCGAAGGAGCGCTGGGTCTGCATCCGTGGACGGACACTCCCCGAAAAGCGCGTCTTCCGCGGCGATGTGCCTGAGCTCGTAATTCGCCGCGAAGAGGGATGGGGTCATCGCCCTTTTCAGCCGGAGGATTTCCTCTTTGCTCAGCAGCCCCGAATGATAGCAGTCACATCTGCGGATGTTGGGCATGAGCGAGATGGCGTCCTCCGGATGCCAGGGTGTGCCGGTGTTGATGATGCGGCCGTCAGGGTTGCGGATGTTTTGCAGCTCCTGATAGACCTGCCGGGTGCGCTGGCGCTCGGCACGGCTGAGGCGGTCATGCAGGTTGACGATGTCATCGGTGATGACCACATCCGCGTGCTTGCCGGTCAGGCTGCTGCCTACGCCCATGCCGATCAGCTGCGGCGCGCCGCGCAGGGACGCGTAGCTGCTCAGCTGCACGGTGAACATGTCCGTTTTGAGCACATCCACCTTTGCGCCGTAGATCATCCGGGCCAGGTGCTGCAGGGCGTCCGTTTGCAGGAGCTTCTTCACCAGGCGGATGACCTCGATCACGTCCTCATCCGTTTTGCGCAGGAAGATGAGGTTCCGCCGGGGGAAAGCGAGGAGCATCGCCGCCATCGCAAAGGCGAGGCTGGTCGTCTTGCAGCTGCCGCGGTGGGCCAGGAGCGTCATGTCCTCTGCGCCCAGCAGCATCTCCTGCATCCACGCCCCGTGGAGTTCGTCTGTCAGCCGATCCAGGCCGCACAGCCGCGCCGCCTCCGCCGGGCGGGTCAGCAGGAATTCCAGCGCCGCCCTACGCATGATGCGCCGCCAAAATGCTCGCCACCGCCGCTTCCACCGCAGTCGCCGCCTCGGTGGGATCCGCCGCGTCCTCCTTGGGGGAGAACAGGCTGTGGTATTTGGCGAGCTGCTCGGCGGCCTTCAGCCGTTCGGCGGATTTCTCCCCGCGCATCAGTTCGGTGAAGGTCGCCAGCACCTCATCCGGCGTTGCGATGTCGGGTTGATCCATGATCGCCCTCCTTTCTCTGTGGTCAGGGGTACAAAAAAGACGCTCCCCCAAACGCGGATGGGAACGTCTGTTTCTATTTGACCACGATAGCATCATAGCACGGGTGGGGTGATAATGCAAGCTAATCGTTGCTAATTCGTGATATTGCTTGATAATGTGTGCCAGGCGGTGATAATCCCACATTTACATTATGCGGATTCAAGGTACTCCAGGCGGAGCTGGTTGACTCGCCCTCTGGAGATGGACATGGCCCGCGCGACCTGCTCATCCGTGCGTCCGAGCACATAATAGTGCTGCACCACCATGTACGTCCTGAAATCCCGGATTCCCCGCAGCAGTGCATCCACCTGTGCGGACAGCCCCGCCATCTCTGCCTCCTTCCGGTGCAGCATCTCTTCCAGGCCGTCCGCCAGCTGCATGGCTGCCGCCGCGGGATCATTTGTGCCGCGGATGCTGTCCGTCTGCATGCTGCGTGCACCGGCAGGCCGTCCATCCGTGCCTGAGCGAGCTAGTTGTCGGCGCAGCTCCTCCAGTTCGATCACTGCCGCGCGATAGCGGCTCAGCAGTTCCTTCTTCGTCATCATTTCGACCTCCCTCCGGATATTCTGTTCTCCTTGCAGCCAGGTCGATTCGGCAGAAATAAGAACATTTGTACGCATTATATCGGAAGAATCTGAAAATGTCAAGGGAACACAGAGAAAATGTTGAGAAAGTGTGCCTCCAAAACCACGAACGTTTTTGGGAATCAACCTTGCAGAACGTCCGGCCCAAAACAAAACGCTGGGAGATGCGTTTTGGAAGAATGTTCGCAAATCCAAAAAGAACGCCAAAAAGCTGAAAAAAGTTAAAAAAAGCTGTTGACTTTCCTTTGGGAAGGTGATAAGATATGCAAGCTGACTGTGCGAGAGCACGGACGGCGCTGAACCTTGAAAACGATACAGACAAGAAATAACGCAAAAAGAGACAGTAATTCCGAATGAGTTGAGTCTTGCCGGTATGAACCGGTTAGATATAACAGGA